TTCCAGATGGACAACAATCAATCCAAATTTTGGAAAGCCCAGCAATCGGCTATCAGGACTTTTAAACAATCAAAAGAGTTAAAATTAAATCAAGATTGAATAGCTTCAAGGATTTGGAATTAATCATTGGAGCAACCCACGCACTAAGAGAACTTGGTGTTGAGAATATTGATCTTTACATTCCATATTGTATTGGCGGAAGATCAGACAGGAAGTTTTCAGATGGAGGTTTCAACTACATCAAGAATGTTATTGCACCTATCATCAATCTTCAAAAATTCAGTCAGGTTGAAATCGTGGATCCACATTCTGATGTTCTTGAGGCATGCATAGATCACTTCAAAAAAATCGACAACTCGGAAGTTGTTGACTTCGCATTTAATGATTATTTCGATGATCTAGATATTTATTATGATTTCACAAATGTTAGATTGGTTTCTCCTGATGCTGGTGCTTTGAAAAAGGTCTATCATATTTCAGAAAAATTTGGTCTAAAACATGAAATTGTTATTGCAGCCAAACATCGTGATCCTGTGAGTGGACAAATCACACACACTTCAGTTCCTCTTTCAGTTCATGATGCTGACAAGGATCTTTTTATCATCGATGACATCTGTGACGGTGGACGCACATTCATTGAGATTGCTAAAGCCATCAAAATTACCAGAAGTTTAAGTTCAGCAGTTCACCCGGATCAACATGGTAAAATATTTCTAATTGTTACTCATGGTATCTTCAGTGCAGGATTCGAAGAACTTGGAGAGCACTTCGATGGAATATACTGCACAAATTCAATTAAGGATCTTCCTGAAGGTAGTGTCGGAACATCTAAAAGCATGAAACCAATCAACTTAAAACAACTTAACGTATTTTAGTATGTCTTATAAAGAAATCCACGGAGATTTAATTCAGATAGCTCATCAATTCGAATTCGACGTCATCACACACGGATGTAACTGTCACTGCACAATGGGAGCTGGAATAGCACCACAGATGGCTAAAGCTTTTGGATGTGATATCTTTAAAATGGAGAGCGAGGAATATAAAGGTGACATTAATAAATTAGGCACAATTGATTACGAGCTTTTGTTCTTTTCTAGCTGGGATCAGAAGTACGAGAGGTATCCGGATGAAGGCGATGAGATACTTCATAAGATGTATGTGGTGAACTCATACAGCCAATACAACTACGGAGCAAATCACTCCGATGGTGTAGCGAGACCTTTGGATTACGAAGCTTTGACTCTTTGTCTGAGAAAAATGAATCACACATTCAGGGGTAAAAGAATAGGTCTACCGGCCATAGGTTCAGGCTTGGCAGGAGGAAATTGGAACAGAATCAAAGCCATCATTCAACAGGAACTTAGAGACTGTGATGTCACGGTCGTAATATACAAGAAATCATGATAGACTGGAAAGAAGAAATTAATAGAAACGGTGCAATAGTTTTCATCTACTACTGCAACAAACTCAGAGAAGGTGGATTTTTAGAGGGTGGGCCTGTTATTACTGTGGAAGGATTCGATCTTGCTGTTGATTTGGTTGATTCTGGATTTACAATAAGCGAAGAGTTTGCTTTAGTCTGCTGTAAAGAACTTGATATGGATATCAGAATAGCAGATTTGGTGATATCGATTCAGGAGCTAGGATTAGAAGAGATGTTAAAAATTTCAAAAGAACAATAATAAAATATGATATCAACTAACAAACACGTATTTTTCTGGAATGGAATATACTCACAATGGCACAAAGCCCCAATGACAATAGACGGTGTTCAATATAACTGCTGTGAGCAGTACATGATGCACCAAAAGGCTTTAACCTTTGGTGATTCTGAGATTGCCGAAAAAGTTCTACAGACCTCAAATCCAAAAGATCAGAAAGGACTAGGAAGACAAATCAAAGGATTCGATAAGGATAAATGGGATTCAGTTTGCTTAGGCATAGTTTATAGAGGAAACTTTGCTAAGTTCTCACAAAATCCAGATTTGATGGAAGAGCTTCTCTCTACTGGTGACAGACTTCTCGTTGAAGCTTCACCTTTGGATAAAATTTGGGGAATTGGAATGTCGGAGCAAGATCCGGGAGTAGACGATCCAGCAAATTGGAAAGGACTAAATCTTTTAGGATGGTCAATTACTTTAGTTAAACAACAGATAAAAAACTCATAATATGGGATTAGACATTTATCTTTACAGATACGAAAACTTCGAGGAGACTCGAAGGAAAGAGGATCTCCACTCAGAATTCTATGATAAGGCCTGGGAAGAGGTAGCCGATTATGATTCTCTATCCGAGGAAGAGAAAGATGCAATTAGAGACAAGATCAACCAGTATGCACTATCAATTGGACTTGAAGAAGACGGGTCAGATCGAAGCATGTACGAAAAAGTTGAAATGGATCATCCAGATTATCCAGATCACTATTTCAAAATAGGGTACTTCAGAAGTTCTTATAATGAATCAGGAATTCAGAGAATTCTAAAAAACATGGATCTTCCAACATTAAATGATGTCTTTAATGTAAATGATAATGAATATCATGTTAAACCTGATTGGGAGAAAGCTTTAGAAAATGTTGAATCACTCATCTTAAGGTTTAAAGAGAAGGGAAATTACAGGGTCAGAGCGGTATATCCTGACAAATTTGGAGGTGAGGTTCCGGGATCTGAAGCGGAAGCACTGAAGATATTCCAAGAAGAGATTGATAAGCACGAAGGAAAATGTGATTACAATTACAGCAGTGCGAAAGGAGAATTTTCATACCACAGTCCTCAAAAAGTTTTAGCCATGATTCCTGGACAGAATCGTTACATCTTCAACGATCGTCCTTGCACTTTTGTCGTAACAGAATCTGACAACAGTTGGTATCTTCAGTCTTTGGAGATTGTAAGAGAAACGTGCAAATTCGTTCTAGCTAAAGAGGACAAAGAGAAATATTATTTACATTGGAGCGGATAAAAACATGGCAATATCACCACAGCAACTAAATGAAGCTTTCCTTAAAGAGGTTAAGGATTTCGAAGATAGAATTGATAAGGCTTTGAGTTCGAGAAGCATTTCAAAGGGAAGCAGTCTTTCTTTAGATGTTCCCTCTGGAATGTCATACAAACACTTCGAGATTTTAAAAACTAGGTATATCTCGGCCGGATGGTCTGATGTCAAATGGGAATCTGAACAAAGAGAAGGGTCTTGGCTATCTTTTAAATACTAATATGGAAAAAAGATTAATTTACGTCGGCTCACCATATTCTCATACCGACCCGGAAGTGGTCGAAGAGAATTATAAAAAGGTTTCAAGATTAGCGGCCAGACTTTGTTCAAAAGGTCATGTGGCTTTTTCTCCGATAACTTACGGACACACTTTATTAGGATTTCAAAATATGCCCGGAGATTGGGAATTCTGGAAATCTTTCTGCTTATCCTTTTTGGAAAAATCCGACGAGCTTCTAGTTTATAAAATGGAAGGCTGGGAAAATTCAAAAGGATTGGCTGCCGAGATAGAGTACGCATTAGAAAAAAACATTCCAGTTAGATGGATTGAATTTGATCCTTATGAAAACGTTCCGGCTGAGATTAAAAGAGAATTTCTAAAAACACAAGGGTGGGAACAATCTTGGCACGAAGATAACTGGGTGGAATCTGATTCACAAGATAAAGAAGCTGTAACTGGATTACAGACAGATGTACTTTATAATAATCTAATGAGAAAAAAAGATGGAGACTAAAAAATTTCTAATCAGAATACTGATGCAATCAGGCACAAGTCAACAATGGATGCAGGAAGAGATTGAAGCTGAAAGCTTTCATTCCTCGGAAAGGGGTTATTACTATTTCAAAATCAATGGGAAGTCAACATATTATCCTATAAACATTACAATAATAAAAGAATTATGAGAATGAAAGAATATTTCGAAAAAAATCCAGAGTCAGTTCCTTATTTAGAAAGACTTGAGAACGAATGGAGACAGCACGGTAAAATTATTATCGCCTGTGATTACGATGATACCATTTCACCTTGGAAGCTAAGAGACTATGATCCAAAAAGAACCATTGAGGTTCTTAAGCAGGCTAAGGCTACTGGGGCTTACATCGTTATCTTTACTGCATGTAATCCACTTCGATACGAAGAGATTAAAAGCTACTGTGCTTCAATCGGTCTTGAAATTGATTCAATTAACGAGACTCCAATCGATCTACCATACGGAAAGGACAAAAAGATTTACGCCAATATTTTCATTGACGACAGAGCAGGGCTAAACGAATCTTTAAATATATTGGAGTTTGCAATGTACAGGATCAGAGGAAGCAGAGGAACAGTTTTTTTTGATTTCTAAACAGGAATCTCCCGGAAAATTCAAATATCTTTGCAGTTCAATATTATAAAAAATATTAATAGTATGTTCAAACCTTCAACTTTATTTTACACCGATGGTTACAAGATTGGCCATAAGAGGATGTTGGCTAAAGGAACCACCCGTCTTTACGGAACTTGGATTCCCCGCAGCATCAAACACGCACCTAAAGGAGTGCAAAGAATTTTATCATTTGGCCAGCAATTGGCCATGAGATGGCTCCATGACGAATTCGCAGAAAACTTCTTCAGCATTCCAAAAGCAGAAGCTATGCAATTCGGAAAGGATATGTCTATGTATTTGGGTATGAATTACGATGCCTCTCACTTCGAAGCTTTGTATGATTTGGGTTATCTACCAATCAGGGTAAAAGCTTTACCGGAAGGAATCGAGACACAGCCTAACGTGCCTCATATGACCTTTATTAACACCGTGGATGGATTTGCTTGGTTAACACTTTATTTGGAAACCATCATTTCTTCATTAGCATGGAAGCCTTCAACCTCTGCAACCATCGCTCTTCAATACAAGAGAAACGTTGTGAAATGGGTTATGAAAACAGATCCATCTAACGCTTTCCTGATTCCTTTCCTTTGTCACGACTTCTCAGCACGAGGTCTAAGTCCTTGGGATATGTTATCAAGTGGATTAGGACACGCATCATCATTCTTAGGATCGGATACAATTATCTGTATCCCTGGAGCACGTTACTTCTACGATGAGCCTAAAGATCAGGTTGCGATATACTCGGTGAACGCATCAGAGCACTCTGTATCAACCACTAAGATCTTTACCGTTGGTGAACAACAAATGATCGCTGATTGGCTAACAGATTTCCCTAAAGGAATTTTGAGTATTGTTAGCGACACGTTCGACCTTTGGAAATTAATCACTGAATATTTACCAGCTAATAAAGAAGCTATTATGGCTAGAGATGGTAAATTGGTAATTAGACCTGATTCAGGTGATCCAGTAGATATTATCTGCGGATTAAACACTCGTCCAGAAATGTTTTCGGCAGAACAAGCGAACCATCCATCTTACAAAGGCGTTATTGAACTTCTTTGGGATATTTTCGGAGGTACAGTTAACGAACAAGGTTATAAAGTTCTTGACCCGCACATCGGAGCCATCTACGGAGATTCAATCACATTGGATCGTCAAATCCAAATCTACGAAAGATTGGAAGCAAAAGGATTTGCTGCAACTAACATTGTATTGGGTGTAGGTTCTTTCACATACCAAATGAACACACGAGACACATTAGGGTTTGCAGCTAAGGGAGCTTGGTTTGAGGTAGAAGAAATTGATTGGATAACACCTGAAGGAACTCCTGTCTACAAAAAAGTTTGTTACGACATCTACAAAGATCCAGTAACCGATGATGGTACTAAAAAATCTTTGAAAGGTCTTATTAGAGTGGATGAAATCACAGCAACATCTGAAGAAACCGGCAAGACCTACACGAAGTACGAGGTTAAGACCCAATGTACTCCAGAAGAAGAAGCTGGAGGAATTCTTCAAACGATTTACGAAGATGGACACTTCCATAATCAGGCAACATTAACAGAAATTCGTAACCGCATTAATTCAATAATCTAATGGAAAAAGTTTGGCAATATTTTTTGATGCTAGTCATCTCGACCCTTTTGGGATTAGGTATTTACTACGCTACAGCACCGAAGAGAGTTATCGAATATCAACTCTCTGGTGAGTACAGTCAAGGAGTTCCTAAAATCAGGGTTAATATTGACAACGGACCAGATGACATTATAGCTCTGTCACCAGATATTAACTGGGGCAGAGCAATCATCATAGTGGATTCTTTGAACATCAATCTTAAGAAAAATTCAATTCAATAATTTAAAAAACAAAAAAACAAAAATGCAAACAATATTACAATTTTGGTGGATACTTATTCCACTATTAGCAATCATCTTCTATAAATTCATACTTAGATTCTTTTTCGGTATGGTAATCATACCAGAAAACAAAATTGGTCTAGTGACTAAAAAATTCGTTTTAGTAGGTGCCAATAAATCGTTACCCGATGGAAAAATCATTGCCCTAAATGGTGAACCTGGTTATCAAGCAGATACACTTGCTCCTGGTTTATATTGGGGCTATTGGGTTTGGCAATTCTCTATCGACCAAGCAGATTTGACTATGATACCTAAAGGTAAGATAGGTTTACTTTCAGCAAAAGATGGTGGTCAATTACCAACTGGGGCTATTCTTGCCAGACATGTAGAATCAGATAACTTTCAAGATACAAGAGCTTTTTTAATCAACGGAGGTCAAAGAGGTAAACAAGTCGGTTATCTAAACAATGGTGTTTACCGTATCAACCCTTTCTTATTCGACTTATCAGTTGCTGATATCACATATATTGAAGACGGTCAGGTAGGGGTTATTACAGCACTTGATGGCGTCCCGTTAGATGCAGGTAACATTGCAGGTAAAGTTACACCTGACCATAATAACTATCAAGATTTCGATAAGTTCTTATCTCACGGTGGACAAAGAGGTTTACAAACTCAGGTAATTCAAGCAGGTAATTACTCACTTAATCCTTGGGCAGTAGAAGTTGAAAAAGTAGCTATGACTCAGATTCCAATCGGCCATGTTGGTGTTATCATCTCATATGTTGGTGATGAAGGTGAAGATATGACGGGTGCTGGATTCAAACACGGTAACATCGTTAAGAAAGGTCAGAAAGGGGTTTGTATCACTCCGCTTGATCCAGGAAAATATGCAATCAATCCTTATACTCATAAGATTGAAACCGTACCAACCACTAACTTGGTTCTTAACTGGGCAAATGCTCGAACAGAATCGCACAACTTAGATAAAGGTTTAAGTACAATCACTGTTCGTTCAAAAGATGGTTTCCCATTCAACTTGGACGTATCTCAAATCATTCATATTCCTGCTCCAGAAGCTCCTAAAGTAATTGCTCGATTCGGTTCAATGCAAAACCTTGTATCACAAGTTCTCGAGCCAACAATCGGTAACTATTTCCGTAACTCTGCTCAAGACTCAGATGTTATTTCATTCTTATCTACCCGTCAGGCAAGACAGAATGCTGCTAAAACAGCTATATCGTCAGTGTTAGACGAGTATAATGTACATGCTGTTGATACGCTTATCGGTGACATTACACCACCAGAATCTTTAATGAAAACCTTAACTGATCGTAAGATCGCTCAAGAGGAAGAGGTTACTTTCGAAACCCAAAGAAAGGCGCAGGATCAACGTAAAACTTTAGAATCAGCCAAGGCTTTAGCCGATATGCAAGGACAAATGGTATCTGCACAGCAATCAGTAGAAATATCACAACGTGAAGCAGAGGCTGCTGTAAAGAAATCAGAAGGTCAGGCAAAAGCAATTGAATTGAAAGCTGCTGCTGATGCGAAAGCTAAGAAGCTAATGGCAGAAGCCGATGCAGCACAGATTGAATTAACTGGTAAGGCAGAAGCATCTAAAATTGAAGCAATCGGTAAATCCACTGCCGAAGCTTACAAACTTCAAGTTGATGCGATGGGCAATGACAACTTCGCTAAATTCAAGATCACAGAGGAAATCGGTAAGAACGGTATTAAGATCATTCCTGAAATTCTTATCTCAGGAAATGACGGAGGTAACGGATCTATCAACGGACTTTTAGGTCTAGAATTATTGAAACAAATCCAGGATAAGGACACTAAAAAAGAAGTAAATACTTCAAGAGATGTCACAACCGGAAATAACAAAAATTCAAGTAATAAAGCCTAATTCAGACACACAAATAGAGCTTGGTAAAATCAGCCTTTTTGCGGCTGGTTCAATCGAAATGGGTAAAGCCGAAGATTGGCAAAAGGTCCTTACGTCAAAGTTAGAAGCTTTGGGTAAGGACCTTACCGTTTATAATCCCCGCAGAGACGATTGGGATTCATCTTGGACACAAGAACAATCCAATCTACAATTCAATCACCAAGTCAATTGGGAACTTAACAAGCTAGATCAATGCGACATCATCTTTATGTACTTCTCACCAGAGACTCAGAGTCCAATCTCACTTCTGGAGTTAGGAAGATACGCAGGTAACAAAGATATGGTAGTTTGTTGTCCTAATGGATTCTGGAGAAAGGGAAATGTTGAAATTATCTGCACTCGAACAGGCACTATGTTCTTCGAGGATTTTGATTCTGCAGTTGGAGCTTTAATTACTAAAATCAATCAATACGAAAATGAAAGAAATTAAAAAAAGAATCTTAAGCCGTAAGGCTGAAGCAGGAGTAGTAGATATATTTTACCTCACTCCTGAATCAGATGGCAAGGATGAAGATGGATTTGAACAACTGAAATTAGCAACTAAAAGAAAAGCACTTACATTAGAAACCTTTCAGGTTAAATCGAAAGTCCCAAAAGAGCAAATCGCTGATTTATCACATCTCCATGGGGTTGAATTTGATTTTCAAGGAATGTTACAATCAACTTTGGAAAATGAATCTGAAATGCAAACCGAAAAACTTATCAAGGACATCATGAGATATGCTGGAGAACAGCATTACAAAATGACATTCAGCAAATTCCAAACCCTGATGGATGATTGGTTTTCTTTTGTTCCTAAAAAAAGAATAAAAGAGGAATCAGATATCATCAGATATCTGATGTTTTATTCCAACATGATAGCTAAAGATTCTAGACTTGGTCCAGCTAATTACGTTATTGTTTCAGCTGGGTTGGCAACAAGAATTATGGATCTACCCCAATTCGTATACAACGATCCAAATCAGCCACAATTAGAACAAGCTTCTGGATTTGTTTATAGGGTTGGTCAAATTGGAACTTCACTTGAGGTTTTAATTGATCCAAATTTAAGATATGATGACATGTCGGTCATTCTAGGTAAAAATTCTCAGGAATCATCAGAAGCAATTTTTTATGTTCACATGGATCCAGAAATTCTGAACACTGAAATCGTTGACGAAAAAACTCTAATGCCTTACAATCTGACTGTTCTCAGAAAAAGAATGGTTGTTCATCCGACAGAAAACGTGCACCTACAATATTTCGGTTTTGAATTCACAGACAAAGTCCACAACGTTTTCACACATCTTTGGAATAAGTTATTTAAAAAGAAAGACTATGCCACTAACCAGAAAGATAGAGGAAATATCATTTCGAGATGAGGGAGGTACTTACTTAGATGTAAAAGTATGTGAGGGATACATAGAAGTTTCTATTAATGACTCTAAAGAGGATCAAATAACTTTCACATTGGATGATTGGAATTATCTCGATAAGGAAATAAAAAGAATATTTAAGGAGATGATAAAATGAGTTTTTTGAAAAATAATTTAACCATAGTCATTCCTTGTAAAAATGAAGGATTGGGGTTAGCTGCAACATTAACCCAAATATTGGGATATCATGACGAGTGTAAAATAATCATTGCTGATTCGTCTACTGATAAAACCCTTCAATACTTAGATAAATTCAATTTTCTGAACGATGAAAATATTCAAATAGTTGAAGGTGGTCTTCCGGCAGTTGCTCGTAATAATGGATTTTACGAGGTTAAAACACCTTACGTACTTTTTTTAGATGCTGATATGGATATTTCTAAGGTTCCATTGAAATATCTTGTCGGAAAAATGATTCTCGATGATATTAAATTATCCACATGCAATATCACTACCTGGAATCTGAGATATGCTTTTTTCTATAAAGTCTTCGATCTTGTTCAATGGATCGTATCATTCAGAACACCATTTGCTGTTGGTGGATTTATGTTGTTTAATACAGAACACTTTAAAGAATTGGGTAAATTTAACGAAGAAGATAAGTTTGCCGAAGATTATCATTTATCGATGAAGGTGAAACCAAAAAGCTTTAAAATATTTAACTTTTATGCTTATACCTCAGACAGAAGATTTAGAAATAAAGGATTCTGGTACATGTGTAAGCTGATGATAAAGTGCTGGATTAACAGACATAATGACGAATTTTATAAACAAGATTATAGCTACTGGACATGAAATATAAAACAGTAATTATATCGGACTTACATTTAGGAAGTAAGGCTGCTAGAAGAGATGACATTCTTAACTTCTTAGAGAATATCCAAACAGACACTTTAGTACTGAATGGTGATATAATAGACGGATGGGCTCTTAAAAGAGGATCTAAATGGACTAAAAAAGACACTAAGATTGTTAGAAAGATTCTTAAAATATCAGAAACAGATACTGAAGTTATTTGGGTAAGGGGTAATCATGATGAATTCTTAAAAGACTTTCTTCCATTTGATTTAGGGAACATTAAGATTGTAGAGGATTGGATCCACCAATATGGACGGACTCGTTACTACATTTTTCACGGGGACGTGTTAGACGTCTTTATTACGAAAATCAAATGGCTTGCCTATATTGGAAGTGTTGGATATGATATTGCACTTTGGATCAATCGTTGGTATAATAGATGGAGAGCTTGGAAAGGCTTACCCTACTATTCAATATCAAAGGACATTAAGAATGGTATCAAGAAAGCCACAAACTTTATAAATGACTTCGAGGAGAATGCTATAAGATTAGCTAAACAAAAAGGATGTGATGTAGCAGTGTGCGGACATATCCACCAGCCGGCCATGAACCAGGATTATATGAATTCTGGAGATTGGTGTGAGAATTGTACTGCATTAGTAGAATTAAAGGATGGAGAATGGCTCATCATTAATTATCACGAAAAATCAAAGAAATGAAAGTAATTATTGCGGGTAGCAGAGGATTTTCAGATTTTTCCTTACTATTTTCTAAATGCGAGGAAATATTAGAAAACCAAATTGACATAGAGATTGTTAGTGGCACTGCCAAGGGAGCTGACAAGCTAGGTGAGCACTACGCCAGTTTAAAAGGCTATAGTGTAGCTAGATTCCCGGCGGACTGGGATAAACATGGTAAAGCAGCAGGATATGTTAGAAACAAAGAAATGGCAGAGTACTCCGATGCTTTGATAGCCTTTTGGGACGGCGAATCTAAAGGGACCAAACATATGATAGACCTAGCACAGACTAAAGGTTTAAAGATTCACGTCATTAACACTAATCTCTCGTAACTCCTTTTTACATTTGAGGAAATTTACAATTAAAAATTATGGGATTAGACATTTCAGCTTACAGTAAAATTGAAAGGGTAGAAGACGAGGACGAGGCTAGGGTCTTTATTAGAAGAGGCATGCCTGAAAATGATCAGGCCCAAGATATAGAAGAGGGAATGTTCACAGACTCTCACGTCTGTGAGTCACACCATTTCAGGGCTGGAAGTTATTCAGGATACAATGATTTCAGGAATTTACTCTGTGAAATTATGCACGGTATTCCAGCGAAAGAACTTTGGTCAAAACCACAAGTCTTCAAGAGCAAGGAGTTTTATAATCTAATCAACTTCTCCGACTGCGAGGGTCATTTCGGTCCAGCATCGGCTAAAAAGCTTCATGAAGATTTCGTCAAGTATAGAGAGAAATTTGTGAGAGGTGTAGAGAACAAAGAGCCCTATGAAGGTTATTATACTCGAGTTTATGACGACTTCATGTTGGGATTTGAAATAGCATCCAAAGGAGGAGTACTAATTTTTCATTAATACAAAATATGAGCAGATACATTATAAAAAAAGACGATAAGCAATTAGCTTACGGTTTCGATCACGTCTTGGGGTACTTTTACGACATAACAGATCTAAACGAACCTGATGATTCGAAAGATCATCTAATCGAAAGTAAATCATATTTCATCAACGGTCTAAGCAGAGGTAAATTTGCCGAGATTTTAGAGCAATGGGGTGCCAGAAAGACGCATTTAATGGCAGTGGCTTTGGATCAACCTTTGTAAACTGTTTAAGGGGTTGGAGTTTCAGAAGAATCTTTGGTCTCTGGAGCTTTGCCCTTCTTTGTGAATATCTTTTCGATAACAGTAAGTCCTAAACCACCACCGGCAATCAAAGCTAAAGCATCGTACATGAACTCGGGGGTGATAAATTTATCATCTTTCAAAGTAGCAACCCAAGTAATTGCAATTAAATTTAAAAGAGTAAAAAGAGAAGCAAATCTTTTGCTGCTTTGATCACTTTCACTAGAAAGCAGATTTTGAATGAACTTCTTCATATGATTTATTTTTAAAATATATATCCCAAAAAATCCGATATATAAACCATGGAAAACCTATTAGAATATCAAAATTGGATGAACGAGAATTTAAGCTGGACCCAAAATGGATGGCTTTTTGTAAAAGGAGAAGTCCTAGAGAATGGTAAAAATAATCTTTTCCTTTTCAGGATTAAAAACATTCAAAATCTAACCAGAAAGAAAAAAGGAGGTGAATCAGGTGTCCCTGTATATATGGCTATTCTATATCCAGAGGTTTACAAGGTGGGATACACCTTAGATAGAAAAATGACTGCAAGAAAGGTTATGCCAACAGTAGCTTACTTACAAAGATTTGTAGGTATAAATGATTTCAAAATTGGATTGAACCAAAACAAAACTCCTAATTGGAGAAATACGATCAACGAAAATATATTAAGAAAAGTTCTTGTTTCTGCAGAGACTTGGATACAGCTTGAAGATTGGGCAGAGATCCCAGTATTTAACCCTTAGTCCCAACCAAATCATTTACTACCCATTCATCTCTTTCAGAGATGTGTATTTTAGAAAGATCGACATAAGGAATTTTTTCTAACTCCAAATAGTTTTTAATAATACCATCCAATCTTAGAATCTGTTCTTTGTTATGGTATCTTATCCCGTCATTCTCATCGCCTTCAAGAAATGGTGGCACATAGTAGATTTTGTGCCATTGATTTAGAGATTTGAGAATTTCTTTTTGAATGTGGTTGATAGTCGCAATATCCTTTAGGGATAATTTCGAATCGAATAGGCTTCTGAAGTAAAAGTAATTTAACAAAGAACTCGAATCACAAATAATCCACTCCTTTGATCCTAAGTACATTCTTTCACGTCCCAGCTGTTTATAGAATATAACAATCTGATCAGTTGGTGTGTCTGGTATTCCCCACTCTGCAATATAGTCAGTAGCTGCTTCCCCGACGAAAATTGAATTCTTCTTAGCTATTTTTAACTGATGGTGAACTGAAGCAGCTAGTGTGCTCTTACCGCTCGAAGGTGCACCCATGATTGATACAAGGTGTGATTTTTTAACTTCTGACATATCTATTTGTATTATTCAGATGATAAAAGTTTTCAATCCAGTTTTTTTCCCGGATTCAAATCTTATATTTGTGGTACAATAATAAAAAATATAAAATGGAGACAAAAAGAATTATCAGGTATGCCATCCTAGGTATGGTGGTTTTAATCTTTATCGGATTAATTGGTAGCGTGATTTCAACATCCAACCAAGAGGTTGAGTTAAAAAATCGATTCAAACAAAAAATGGACGAGAGAACAGCTTTCTACGACAAAATGTGGAAGACTCTTTCTCAGAAGTCACAGATCGCAGTTAAGAATGATAGCTCTTTCGCAAGAAACGTAAATGCAATCATGGCAGGACGTAAAGATGCTGGACAACTGTTTATGAAGTGGGTTCAAGAGAGCAATCCTAACGCTAATTATCAAGAAGTTTCAGCTCTATATGCGGATTTAAGTCGTTCAGTCGAAGGTCAACGTGATGGATTTTTCATGCAAGAGAAAATGATTCAAGGTATAGTTCTAGAACATGATAACATTATGACCCGCTTTCCATCTGGATTTATTCTATCCAACTTCATGGGAAGAACCCGATTGACTTATAAGCCAATCACATCGGATCGAACCGATAATGTCATCGAGACTGGTAAAGATAACGATGTAAATTTATTCTAATAAATCACAACAAAAACCCAGTTTTTAAGCTGGGTTTTTTAATTCTTTAAAAATGAGCATCTGGTTTTGTTTATTAATACCAATCATTTCAGCATTAGTGATGTTGAAATGGTTCCCGAAATATATGGCATGGTGGGAAGGAGTAATTCCTTTAGCTGTCTGCTTTTTATTCATAGTTATTTTCAAATTCACGGTTGAGAAAATTCAAACTTCAGACACAGAGTACCACGGTGCATTGATCGTTGAAGCCAGATATTACGAATACTGGGAATCCTATGTTCACAGAACCTGTTACAGAACAGTTAGTTGTGGAAAGAATTGTACAAGAAGTGTTCCGTACGATTGTTCATATTGTGATAAGAATCCAGAACATTGGACGGTGGTTAATTCTTTAGGAGAGGAATTTGGAGTTTCCAAAGAGTACTATAATTTCTTAATGAAGAAATGGAGTGCTCAACCTCAGTTTGTCGAACTGAATCGAAGAATCAACCACGGAGGTTGGGGTTGCGGACAAGATGGAAATATGTATAAAATCATTTGGAATAATGATCCTTTAACATCAGAAGCCACAACAACAGATCATTCTTACGAGAATCGTGTTCAAGCTGCTCATACCGCTTTTGATTTTCCAGACGTAACTGATAGCGATAAAAAAACTTACGGATTGTACGACTATCCAGATTTAAAAGGGATCAGTCAAGAAAACGTTCTGGGTTTAGATAGCGTGAAATGGGTTACTAATAAGGAAATCGATCTAATGAAGCAATGGTCTAAGTTCCTGAATGGATATCTTGGTCCTAGAAAACACGCTAGAATCTATTTCTTGTTCTTTGTTGACAAGTCGGCTCTGGCAGCAAATATGCAGGAAGCCTACTGGGACGGAGGAAATGATAATGAATTAGTCATTTGTATCGGGGTGAACCAAAAAACAAAAGAATTACAATGGGTCAGACCGTTCAGTTGGTCACCGGAAAGAAAAATAATTCCGGAGGTCAGAGAACAGATCATGGCTCATAAGGTATTTAATGTTGAAAACATAGCCCACTCAGTTTGGAATAAAACAGAAAAATACTATCAAAGAAAAGACTTCAAAGAATTCTCATATGTTACGGTCGAACCTCCAGCCTGGTCTATCTGGGTAACTTTCTTCGTAACAATAGGAATTAGTTTTGGAGTTTGCTGGTGGGCAATCAACAATGAGATAGATTCAGAGTATGATCCTCTGAAAGATCTTTTCTCAGGTAAAAGAAAGAAAAAATATGGGAATTGGTAAAGCAATAACATACATCAACCGTTCTGGTGTTTCTATACTAATAGTCAGAAAATCTGAGCTGGAATTCGAGATGGAGGGGATGGATACTTCCTTCATGAGGATAACAAAGGATGACGATGGAAATATTCTTATGTTTGATCCTGTTGGCGGACCTTACACAACATGTGAAGCCGGAGGCTTCAGAGGTACAGATCTGGGTCACTATGATAGCGATTGGAAATATTTAGTTATAGAGAAAATAAGATTCAATCACCCAGTTATTGATAAAATCACTCTAACTTGCAAATACACGAAACCAATTGAATGGAAAGAAATAAAATTAAAAAATTAAATCTAACGTACTAAAATTTATTAAAATGAAGTAAAAATACATTTTCGTGACTTTTGAGTGATATATAATATTCACATAAAACAAAAATCACGATGAGAGGCCAGATTTATCTTTTAATAGATACCAGGAATGGGAAGAAATATATCGGTAAACATAACGGAGGTAAAAAGAATTATTTTACAGGAGGTCTTATACCAAATAAAATAATTAAAAAACACGGAAAGGAGATATTCGAAAGAATTATTCTTCATGATAATATAAAAGATGTCGAAGAACTTAATAGACTAGAAAAACTTTATATAGAAAAATTCAACAGTTATCACGAAGGGTATAATCTAACTTTAGGTGGAGATGGTGGTGGGGATTGGATATACAAGAAAGACAATCTAGAAATAGAAAAAATAGCTGAACAAAAAAGTTTGAAAATGAAAAATAGAATATTTTCAGAGGAGACCAAGGAAAAAATGTCAATCGCAAAGAAAGGAATTAAGCTATCTGAAACACATAAAGAAAATATGAAGAAATCTCAGGCCGGTGAGAATCACCCATGGTACGGTAGGAAACATTCAGAAGAAACAAAGGACAAAATAAGCGAATCTAAAAAAGGTAAGAAGAATAAAAAACTTTCGGACAAAATGAAGGGGAATGTCTGGAATCAGGTAAAAATATCAATAGATGGAATTGTCTACCCATCTATAGCAATAGCATCTGAAACATTAGGAATAACTAAGGCTACTATAAGAGGAAGGTTAAAAAGTAAAAAATGGGAAAAGTGGTACAAAACGTAAAAATTATAAAAATATGAATCAAAAATCAGAATTCGAAAAATTCGCTTTAAGTGAACATGGTATATCTTCACTTAAATTAGATTATTTCGACAAGAAAATTCAGTCTTCAATGACTCCTTATATCTTGGAAGAAAGAGAATTAAGAGCAACACAAATTGATATCTTCTCAAGAATGCTAATGGACAGGATAATTTGGGTTGCAGGTGAGGTTAACGACAACATGTCAACAGTGGTTCAGGCTCAACTAATGTTTTTAGATTCTGTTGATGATAGAGATATAACTATGCACATCGATTCCCCCGGAGGATCCGTTAAATCGGGTTTATCTATGATAGATGTCATGGAGTACATCACAGCAGATATTAGGACAGTAAATACTGGAATGGCAGCTTCAATGGGATCAGTTTTATTGGGAGCTGGAACCAAAGGAAAAAGAAGCTCTTTGAGATTCAGTAAAGTGATGCTCCACCAATCAAGCGGAGGTTTCAGAGGAAATATTCAGGACGCAGAGATTGACATGAAAGAATGGAAAGAGGTCAACCAGATCCTTTTCGATCTATTGGGAGGTTACTGCGACAAAACTTCAGAACAAGTTATGAAGGATGCAACAAGAGATTTCTGGTTAAATGCAAACGATGCAGTTAAATACGGAATCATTGACGAAGTTATAATTAAGAAGAAATCTAAGAAGAAATAGAAATAGTGCAGATTATAAACAGAAAAGCCAAATTTGACTATTTTTTCATTGAGAAATTTAGTGCCGGGATTTCACTTCTTGGATCAGAAGTGAAATCAATCAAAGAGCTGAAAGTCAATCTTGTGGATAGCTTCTGTTACATCAGTAAGGGAGAGATATGGATTAAATCACTTGAGATTTCAATAAGGCCTGGTTCTTTTCAGCACGATCCAAAAAGAGATAAAAAACTTCTATTAAAAAAGAAAGAAATTCAAAAGATCCAAAGCTCTTCAGATAAAGGAACAACCATCATCCCAATTAGGATCTACCAGAACGAGAAGGGCAAGATTAAGGTCGAGATAGCTTTAGCAAAAGGAAAGAAAAATTGGGATAAAAGAGAAGCGATTAAGGAGAGGGATTTATCAAGAGAAATGAAGAAATATGATTAAAATGACCGTAATTAAATCAAAAACTGTTGATGAAGCAAAAAGAATATTCGGCGAAGAAAAAGTTGCTCTTGTTTTTAAATTGATGGAGAAGAAAGATCCTTCTTTGGCTATTTCTGATTTAGAGGATGATGAATTGAAAAAATGTTTTACATATTTGTTTCCAGATTATGAAATCTAACGAAACTTTTTGAATAACTTTTCATAAAATACACATAACGCCTCGGAAAGAAATTTTCTAGGAGTTTGTTTTGGTTCACCCCGGAAATTTTTAAAATTTCCGGGTTTTTTTTGATATATAAATATGATGAAAAACATTATAAATTACGAAAGCCATTTAAATGAAGCACAGGGTGCTTATGTAACAGCTACTGTTGAAGATTATGAATTTACATATAAAGGAACAGATTTCACTGCAAATTTTGAGGTAAGTGGAAATGTTTCATACGAACAGCCCACTAGAGAAGAAGGACACGGGGTTCACATGATTGGTGGAGGTCCACAAGTAGAAGATGTGGAGATTAAATTGGATTCTTTACAAATAGAGTTGATGGGAAAAACAGTCACTATCACAGGATCTGATGAAAACCAAGAAATTTTTGAAGAAATACAGAATTTTTTAAGTGTTGATAAAGATTCAACCAAAGAAATAGAAGAGATTCTCATTGAAAAATGGTCCGAAAGAGAATAAAACCAACCAAAACAAATTCTTAGACTATAAAGATCGGTTGTTTATTCAGCCGATCTTTTTTTTTCAAGATTTGATATCCAAAAATAGACGGAAAAGAATAAAGCAGAAGCCAAATAAAATAAGATGTCGGTGGTTAAATACGATCCCGTCCACTTGGTAACGACAGCAAAAAGTGCATCGAATCCCAAGGGATTGAAAAAGGTTGCCAGTATCAGGGCTATAGTCTTGATTCTTTTTAATGTCATTATTTCGTTTGGGTAATATGTCCATAATGGAAAATTTTTGCACTAATTAGCTCCTTAGTGGAAAAAATTAGAGGAATTCGAGTTATTCAGTGTATATATTGGAAAAAATTTTATTTTCACGGAACCATATATTATTCTTGCATATAAATTTAAGAATTAGGGCCTTTAGCTCAGTCGGTAGAGCATTTCACTCATAATGAACAGGTCGGGGGTTCGAATCCCTCAAGGCCCACACTAAAAAAAATAAAAATGGCAAACTTCGACACGGAAATAGAACCAGATGAATTCTGGGATTCCTGCACCAAATGGGAAAAGAAAGAATTAGTCAATCTTATTGTGAAAGAAGCTTCGAAGAAAAAAGATACTAAAGAAACTCTGATAAATGCTATAGGTACTCACTTTCCGGATACAAAAAAAGATATTCTTCAAAACATAAAAGGAGGCTACAGCTCGATTATGCTTGAAGAATTTCACTCATCTTTAGAAAAACTTGGCCAGGCCTATTTCCGTCTGTCTAATGAAGATATAGATAGAATAAACGAGCTCGCTAAACGCTTTTAATAATTAAAATGACAAGACTTTCACAACTATCGGAAACATTAATAGGTAGCGAGATTGTTAAACTGGGAAATGAAATCAGTGAACTAATCAGAAACGGCCACCAAATTTATAATTGCACGATTGGAGATTTCGATTCTTCGGTTTTTAGAATTCCTGAAGAACTAAAGGAATATATTAAAGAGGCTTATGATCAAGGTTACACCACATATCCTCCAGGAGAAGGTAATTTAGATTTTAGACAAGCGATAGGTGATTTTCTCAGACATTACCAAGGACTAGATTACTCAGTAAAAGAAATACAGGTGGCTTCAGGGGGAAGACCTTTGATCTATGCAATCTTTAGAGCGATAGTTGACAAGGGTGACAAGGTGATCTACCCTGTTCCATCTTGGAATAATAACCACTACACTCATTTCAACGAGGGCATTCACATTCAGATAACAACGACACCCGAAAACAAATTCATGCCCACAGCAGAAGAAATAGCTCCGCATTTATCAGGAGCAACTTTGATTGCTCTGTGTTCGCCTTTGAATCCAACAGGAACCACAATTTCCAAAACCGAATTAACCAAGATATGTGATCTCGTTCTGGAAGAAAATTCTAAGAGAGGAGAACATGAAAAAAAGCTTTATCTTTTCTATGATCAAATTTATTGGACTTTAAAACAACCAGGTGTTGTGCACTATGATCCGGTTAGTTTGAGATCAGATATGAAAGAGTACACGATCTTCGTGGATGGTATTAGTAAATCTTTAGCTTCTACAGGCTTAAGAGTTGGATGGAGTATGGGTCCTGAAATTGTGATTTCTAAGGTTAAGGCTATTCTTTCTCACATTGGTGCTTGGGCTCCGATGGCCGAACAAGTTGCTACCACAAAATTTCTTAACAACAAAGATGCTTTCGATGGATATATGAAAGACATCAACAGTCTGGCAGAGGAAAGGCTTCAGGGACTTTTTCAAGGTTTTGATCTCATGAAAAAGTCTGGTTTGCCTGTGGATGTCATAGATCCAGAAGCGGCTATCTATTTAACGGTTAAGATCGACATTATAGATAAGATCACACAGTCAGGAAATCGAATAGAAACACAATATGATGCTTGGCAATACATACTCAGTGAGGCCAGATTAGCACTGGTTCCATTTTCGTCATTCGGAGCGGATAAACAATCTCCTTGGTGGAGATTGAGTATCGGTACTATGAAGGTGGATCAAATTCCTGACATCATTACAAATCTCAAATTAGCTCTAGAAAGATTATCCAATTAGAAATATATAGAGCTATGAAGCTTTATAATTTCTCTCAATTTATCCAGGAAGCTAAGAATCCGTGCTGGTCCGGTTATCGTCAGGTTGGTCTGAAAAAGAAAAACAACAAAATGGTTCCAAACTGCGTTCAGATTCGGGAATCAGACGAGAAAACTTATACCTTCAACGAGCTCTCTCCAGAAGCCAAAAAAAATGCAATTGACAACCACCGAGACCATGATCTAGACTTTGATTGGTGGGATTCTATCATCGAAGAATTCGAAAAAAACATGGAGCAGATTGGAATGATAGATGTTAAGTGTGAGTTTTCCGGATTTTA